CATAAAACATATGTGGATCAAGATCTTTCTAAGGAGATCTTCCATATTGGAACATTTGAGTTCAAACATGAGCATACACTAGCGTGTAGGGATGTAGAAAATGGCACTTGATACTTTTGCAGGGCTTAAAGCAACAATAGCGGATTATCTAAATCGGGATGATCTGACCGCTATTATTCCAAGCTTTATTACTATTGCAGAAGCCAAATTCAACCGAAAGTTGCGTACTCGCCAAATGGTTAAACGTGCCAATGGTCAGATTGAAACCGCATTCTTTGCATATCCTTCTGATTGGTTGCAGGCCAAAGAGTTCCAACTAAACACTAATCCAATTGTTAGGCTTCAGTTTGTAACTGAGGCTTATGGTGATGAGTTAAAGTCCAATAGATATGTATCTACTGGTCAACCAGTTTATTACACAATTACTGGTACTCAGTTAGAGTTTATTCCTACACCAGATTCAACATATAGCGCAGAACTTACATATTATGCTAAGATTCCTGCGTTGAGTGATTCAAACACAAGCAACTGGCTTCTAGCATATGCCCCAGACTTGTACCTGTATGGTGCGCTGTTAGAGGCGGCTCCATATTTGAAAGACGATGAACGTCTAGCCGTATGGAGTCAGATGTATATCAACTCCTTGGGCGACATTGAAGTAGCAGATCAAAGGGCTTCTGTTTCTTCAACTCCACTTGTTCGTGCCCGATCTTTGGGGTAATAAATGTCATCTTTTACTGATTACACAGAAAATCTAGCTTTAACCTTCTTATTTACAAATAGTACGGCAACACGCCCTACTGCTTGGTATGTGGGATTGTTTACTGCCGCCCCTAGTGATACTGGTGGCGGTACAGAAGTGTCTGGAAGTGGTTATGCCCGTGTGGTTACAGGAACCATTTCTGGTAGCGGTACTGCAACAACTTTCACAAATGCTGCCGCAATTGAGTTTGCCGCTGCATCTGGTGGTAATTGGGGAACAGTTGGTTGGGCGGGTATTTTTACTGCTTCAACTGGTGGTACTTTGCTTGCCTGGGCGCCCCTAACTGTTTCTAAAGCCATTAATGATGGCGATATTTTCCGTATTCCTGTTAATAATTTGTCTATCACATTGAGTTGATATGGCGGCTTATGGGCGTGGCGATTATGGTGGGGGTGCATACTCATATGGAGCGTACTTAGGTGCGCTTGCAATTGTTTCTGCGTCTACTGTAGTTGTCAGTGGAGATAAGATAAAAGATGCTCAGTTTGAGATAAGCTCAACTAGCACAGTATCAGTAGATGCGGTAAAAGTTCGTAATGCCACAGTTGCAGTTGTTGATACTTCTGTAGTAACAGTTGCAGGTGGCATTAGTGCGGTTGGAAATGTTATTATTGTTGATACAAGTGCTTTAGCTATTTTGTACAACCGAGTAGTTTCTTTTCAGGCTATATGTGTTGATACTTCTAGCGTTTCAATTAATGCTAGAAAGAAATGGGAAACTGAAGCAGATGTTTCAGAAACGTGGACTCCAATTGAGGATGTCGCAGAGTCTTGGACAACAGTTTCAGTTTAAATAATTCTCTTAGGGGTAAAACATGGCAGATACAACAACCACAAACCTAGGCTTAACAAAGCCAGAAGTTGGCGCTTCAACAGATACATGGGGTACTAAGATCAATACTGACTTAGACTCTATTGATGGATTATTTGATACAGGTCCATTTCTTAAAGTAACAAAAGGTGGAACTGGCGTTGGAACAAAAACAGGTACTGGAAATGTAGTCTTATCTACTTCACCAACTTTGGTGACTCCAATTCTAGGTACGCCAACATCAGCAACATTAACCAATGCTACTGGTTTACCTTTAACTACAGGTGTAACAGGAAACCTACCAGTTACAAATTTAAACTCAGGAACATCTGCTAGTGCGTCAACATTCTGGCGTGGTGATGGTACTTGGGCGGCTGCTAGTCCTTCTGCCGCTACGCCTACTGCAGAAGGTATTGTTTACGGCAAGATGACCGCTAGTGGTGGTACACCTTTCTTGACTGCACTTGGTTATAACGCTGGTGTTTCAAACACTTCTGGTACTTTTAATTCAGCGGTTGGAATTGGTGCGCTTTTAAGTAATACCATAGGTGCTAACAATACGGCTTTTGGTTATTCTGCACTATATACAAATGTTGATGGTGGTACTAATGTTGCTGTTGGAAATGGTTCGCTTGCACTTAATACTGGTGGTGGAAGTAATGTTGCCGTAGGATATGAAACTCTTTACAATAATACTACTGCTAGTGGTAACGTAGGAGTTGGATATCGCGCCCTCAAAGCTATCACCACAGGGGCTAGTAATGTAGCTATTGGTGCTTCTTCAGGAACAAGCGGCACGACTGCTGGTGCAAATGTTTCCATCGGTCCTGACACACTTAAAACCAACACTACAGGAAATTACAATGTAGCAGTAGGTCTTGATGCTCTTAAATTATCCACAACTGGCAGTGGTAGCGTTGCACTAGGTGCTTATGCGCTTACAGCAAATACTACTGCGTCTGAGAACATTGCCATAGGATATGCGGCAAGTTATACAAGTACAACAGCGAATGCTAATACGGCCTGTGGGTATTTTTCACTTTTTAATACTACTACAGGTTCAAACAATACTGTTTTAGGTTCTCAAGCAGGTAGAAATATAACTACAGGCGGTTCTAATGTATTTATTGGGAGTGGTAATATTGCTTCTCAAGTTACTACAGGTAATTCTAATGTTTACATAGGTGTTCCTGATGCTTCTGGGTCAGCACCATCTTATGAGATTGCTATTGGCTCTGGTACTGGAAAAGGCTCTACTACTGCATTTTTAAATCCTGGAAATGGTAATGTTTATAACGGGGCAAATTCAACTTTATGGTCTGTTACCTCTGACCAACGCCTAAAGAAAAACATTGTTGATAACAACACTGGTTTAGAAAAACTCACGCAAATTCAAGTGCGTAACTTTGAGTATCGTTTGCCAGATGAAGTTACCGACTTACCACAAGACCAAGCAATTAAAAAATCAGGTGTTCAACTTGGTGTAATTGCTCAAGAACTTCAGCAAATTTTGCCTGAGTGTGTCAAAACAGAATCTACTGGTGTGATGACTGTAGATGCCGATAACTTAACTTGGTATTTAATCAACGCAGTTAAAGAATTGTCTGCCCGTGTTAAACAACTTGAAGGAAACTAATCATGGAAAACCCAACACCCGAACAAATTGCACAACACTACTCTGCCGCAATGGATAGCGTCAACCTAATCAATGGTGGCAAACCAGATAGCATGACTGATGCTGATTGGGCTGATTGCCTATCACGCAACAAAGAACATTTAAAAATCATGTTGGCTAAAACTTATTGGACAACAGAAAACCTTGCACCATTGCAAGCCGCTTCTGTCTAATCATGGAAGACCAAGTAACCCATAGTCAAATCTACGAAAGACTGCTTGCAGTTGAATCTAAGGTAGATACTATAGACAAGAACACTAGTGGTCTTGTAGAGGCTATAAAGGCTCTTGATGGGGCTTTTAAGGTCTTGGGTTGGGTTGCTTCTGCTGCCAAGCCTATTCTATGGATAGGTGGGTTAATCATGGCGGCTGGTGCTATCTGGCAGACTTTGATTAAAAAGTAATGGCTAATGTAAAGCAACAATTAGACATCCCTGCTATACCTTCATTGGGTACATCAGGACCTGTCTATTCTCAGAATGTCCAGAATCAAAACAATGGACTTTTGAGGTTGTTTTTTACAAAGATAGTCAATTCAATACAGTCTGTTATTGGCCCAAGGGGTGGTAAGTTTTTGAATAATCCTTATGGTGCTTTTCAAGATTCAACTGACCAAGTTGCTGCCAACACCACCACGGCCTATGCAGTCACATTCAATACTACAGATTTCTCCAATGGAGTGACGATTGCAAGCAGCAGCCGAATTACTGTAGCCGATGCAGGAATCTGGAATTTACAGTTTTCCATTCAGTTTACAAATACAACAAATGCTTCTCAAGATGTAGATGTCTGGTTTAGAGTTAATGGCACAAATGTAGCCAACTCAAACAGTAGATTTGGCTTTGCACCGAGAAAAGGTGCTGGAGATCCGTACCATACCATTGCTGCTATAAATTACTTTGTCAGCTTAAATGCCACAGACTATGTTGAGATAATGTGGAGGCCAACCGATGTTGGTGTAACGATTGAGCAATACGCTGCCAGTGCAAGCCCTACAAGGCCAGCAGTGCCATCAGCCATTGTTACAATGAGCTTTGTATCTAACCTACCTACGCTATAGAATACGAACATGGCTTACATTCCACTACAAATTCCTCCAGGCGTATACAAAAATGGGACTGAAT